GCCAGAAGAAGCTGCTCTCCTTAGTCTAGCTCGTCCGTAATCAGATCCTCTTGAGGTTACATTAGGTTTATATTGTGAAACTGATCCTGTAGTCCCTCCAGGTGCTTTAGCCGATGGACCTGCAAAACTTTGTCCCATTGAATACCCACTTACACCTGCACTTGCAAGACCAAGTATCCTATCGGTTGTACTTAATCCTGGGTCACGTTGCATTGAATTAATAGCACCCATAGCACTGTACCTGCGTTGCAACTTGTCACGCTGTAGAGCCTTACTTTCTCCCTTTAGACTTGCAACCCCACGTTGGAACTGTTGATCTAGGTCAAACCCCCTGTTTGCTATTTGTCTACGTAGTATTCCAAAACTTCTACTACTAGATTGACCACCAGTTCCCTCTGCATTAGCTTGTGATAACGAAGCCTCTAGTTGCTGTTTTTCTATCATCATGTCAATCTTAGCATCAGCGGCATCCTCTGCATTTTGATAGGCTTGCTGTTGTATTGCAACTTCCTCATCCCAGAATGCTTCCATGTCTTTAGTGTACGCTTCATTCTGGAGTGCTTGGTTTTTCTCAAAGGCATCATTGGTTGCTTCAGCTTGTGCCATAGCTGCTTGTTGACTCTGAATAGCAGATGCTACAGTTAAACCTGCCATTACAAAAGGGGCCGCTGGTCCACACATTATATCGCCTTTACAAATTCATAGAAGGGTTTTTGTTCGTAGCCAAAGTTGTCCACTAGCTTAGTAAAAGTGAACCCAAGGCTTTTTATCCATTTGATAGCCTGAGTATTACGCTTGTCTACATAGTTAAATAATACGTTATACTCGTCCATAAATGTATCTATATGCTCTTTAGCATGTTTATGAAATTCAAACTTGTGGTCAGTCAACTTGTCAGACCCAAGTAACCAGGGTGATCCAACTCCATCACGGATCTTGGATATACCAAACATACCTACAACCTCATCATCTAGTATTATTGTATAACAATGTAAGTGAGATGTCAAGTATGCTCTGATCAACGCTTGAGCAGGGTTTTGTCCAAAAGATGCGAATACCTCTTGTACATCCTGCTTTCTTAAAGTTTTAGATAACTCATAACAATCATTTTTCTTTGACGATCTAATATAATAATTCATATACGTTGGTTTCTCAGGACTTGGAATGCTTCGTAGTCAGCAGATTGTAAAGACAAAGGTAACCATGAGTCTGATGACACAGTTATCTTTACATCTTTACTGTTGACATATACTGGCACTCTGAACACCCCTGTGTCTAATTCTTGTTTACCAAGAAACAGAGAACCAATTCTTCGTCCTGTAAAGGTTCTTGTAAATATTTTTCTAAGTCTATTGTCAAAAGGTTTTGGAGATACTTCTACCTCAAAGAATCCTGTTCGATCATAAGAAATCTCAAAGTTCCTCATTTGCAATCGACCTGAGTTAATAGAAGTTTCACCTGATTTTACAAACTGTTCTGAAAATTGATATTTAAAATCATAGGGTATACCTGCGAATATAACTGGTGTACTATTGTCGTTTGATTTAGAATATGTTGTCCCATTCTGTAATACACCTGCTACCTGTGAAGCTGGTATTAATTCACCTGTTTCACAGACATACACAGGATTTCTTTCTGTAAATGTAAGTATGGTGTCGTTAGGTATCGGACCACCTTGGTCAATGCTAGGTTCTGGAGCTACACTAGGTGTAATTTCTATTTCTATAGTGTCTCCAGATAGTGTACCTACGTCAACTACGGTATAAGTATTGTTAGCATCATGGGCCGATGTAAATGTTTGGCCTATTCTTGGTTCTACATCTACACCATCAATTCTAATTTTTTTACCAAATTGACTAGAGTAAGTAACACCATCTGATTGTAGGATACCTTTGGCTCTAACTGTAGTTCCTACTTTGTCGTGCTGTATATCACTATAATAATCGGATAATGCTGGAACAGCACTTACTCCATCCCACTCTAACTTAACTCTACGATCCAATCTAACACCTACTTTGTCATCCATAATACTTGTAGCATTATCAACAGACAAGTTAAGTTTTTCTAGGTATATCTTTGTCCCTCTTCTAAACAACATGAAACCTACAGACCCAATAAACTCCATGTCAATAATCTCAGCATCAAACTTCCACTTAGACCATGATGACTGTAGTTTTTCTTGGTCAGTGTAGTAGTATTTGTAGACTATTAGTTCTTTACGATCTGTGTCACCAATGCAACACAGCACTTCTTCGTTTGACGATACTGCTAGTTTCTTTACTGTACCTTCGATGTAATCTGGTACATGAGATGTAATCTCGTTTGCATCGTTTGTTTGTGATGCTATGTCAATGAAGTATTCACGTATACCTGAGAACGCACCACGTTGAAAAGGAAAGAATATAGTCTTACCTGCGGCTACTGGTTTTGTATCCGTAGATACCTCAAAGTTTGTAGCAACGTCTACGTTAGCAGAAGTAGGAGTAAGAAACTCGTCTGACGTAAGTTTAAACTGCTGTAGGTCAGAGAATAGTACAAGACTCTCTTGAAATGGTATAGCTGATTTCAAAATAGCAACTTGGTTATTCGACACTGCTACGTCAACTGGTGCTGTATCTAGGATTGACAGTACAGTAGTTGCAAAATAATTAAAGTAGTCAGCAGTTTCAGATAGTATTACATTTTCATCTGATATGTACCCAAGTCTATTCCTGTGAAAGAATATATCGTTAATCGTAAATAGTCCATTTGGATTATCGTCTTCATCATAGTTTGCAAATGATGGAAATGGATTTGTTGTGTCATCTCCTACATTTCTTTCACCATAGTCAATAGGCTGTAGTACAAAATAAATATTTTGATCTACACTGTTGTCAAATGCTTTAAACAACTGTACTGGTAATGTTGTGTTATCTAGTTTCTTCCTAGAGTCTTTATCAGCATCAAGAGGGTACTTAGGTCTAAAAGTTTCTTTATATGTAGATCCAGTCCAGATTACATAGTAATCATCTTGCCCACTATTTTTATCACCAGATATTTTAGCTACAAAATTATCAGGGACTTTTGAGCCGGGAAGTCTACCAAAGTTAGGTACTTCATCAGAGCCATTGATTGGAACCATAAATGTATCACCTTTACCATCGGTACATTCTACAGTAAAAGGTTTAGTAGATTCTAAGTAAATAATACTTTCACCAGTATTATAATTACTTTGTCCTGTACTATACACAAATGGTCCACCAAGAGAATTTAAAGCAGTTCCAGAAAATGAGCCTTGATGAATAACACCTTTTGTATCTGTATAAACTGTTTCACCTGATGTCCCATCCCTAACATAAGCATGTCCATTTGAAACAGGATTTCCATCTCCTTCAGCTAATGTTACAACATCAGTACCATCTACATCTCCTTGCCACAGACTTCGTGCTATATTAGAGACCACTACAGCCGCTTGATTATTGATGTTGACTGTAGGAGACCCACTACCATGTCCAGTTAAACTTTCTGTTTTGTTATCTGGAGTAGAAAATGTAGATTCTTTTACTCCTGCTGTACCAAAAGAAGAATCTACAGTTGTCATCTCTGCATCATTGTACACAGTAACTTTAACCTTATAGTCAGCACCATAGTCACCAGTTTTAATATGAACTAATGATTGGTAATTACTGGTTGTTTGGGTAGATGAAGTGTCTTTCTTTACTTTTTCTTCCTTGTTAAGTATAAAACTAAAGTCAGCAACAGTAGTAGACGAGAACATATTAGGTTCAAACGTATTACCAGTTTCTATTGCTAGGTACTTGTTGACTGTGGCATCAATAGTGTCACTTGTAGTAACTGGATTTGTGTCACTTATATCAACCTGGGTTGACTTAATAGGAACATCACTACCTGCGGTTCCAGTTGCAAACCCTGTAAGGTCTATAAGTTTTACTTGGGTATCAGTTGTTACAGTGCCACTAGAATTTTTAACACCACCTTTAACAATAAAAGCATACGCTTCATCTTCAGATCGTCTTATCGTATGTATAAAGACATCATTAGAGTTAGCAGAGGTAACACCTGTAATCTCAGCAACATGCTCTGTAGCAGGTCTTTTCTCTAGTCCCCGGGTTATGTGTGACAACCCATTCTCCTGAACTTCACCTTGTGTTGGCATACGTAGAGTCGCAGGTTGTTGTGAGACTCCGTTAATAAGACTAGGTATACTTCCAGATATTAAAGGCATTAATCAGTTTCCGAAGAGTTTACAAGGTTACGTTTTAATCCAAATGTAGAACCTGAGTGTCTATCTACTACTCTGTAGACATCATAGTTATCAAATATATTGTAGTCAGCCACATCACCTTCGTACTCAAGTAATGCTTGCCATGCGTTCATCTCGTCTTCTTGGTAGAACCTATGTAACTCACCTGACCCTACAACACGATCATGGAAAATACGTGATGCTCTAATTGATATGTACCTACGTGCAGGTTCAGGTAGGTCTTTAAATACTAAAAGCATAATCTTATTTACTTTTACTTTTTGTGTAAATATAAATGTTTGCTTTTGTCTATCGTATAACTTACGTCCACGTTCTACTATATCTGTGTCACCATCTCTTACTCTTGATGTTGTGTCAACTCTTAATATATCTGGACTCAAATGTATTTCACCATATTGATCTATTGGCATATCTACATCAAGATCAGTATTAAATATCCAACCTCTGGACTGTATTGCTCTTGATACGTTATCGAGAATCTGTTTTGCAATAGAGGCATCAGATAGTCCAGCAAGGTCGTTCAAGTTTTGTATTGGTTGTTCACCGATACTGGTCAACATGGTATTAACTGCTTCTAGTTCAGTTGTTGGACTGAGGCTCATGATACCTTTCTGTATTTATTTGTGTTTGTTTTGGTTAGGAAGTCTTGAGATTGCCAGTTAAACTGACCAGTGTTATGTATACTCTTAAATTGGTTAGGGTTAAATATAATATAAGACCAACTTCCCACATCTTCTGCTTCGTTAGTATACTTTATACCATCGTAACCTAAGTCATCTTGTATAAATTTTGATATAGCACGTAATTTGTAATGCTCAAGATCCTCATCGTACTTAATAAAATCATCTGCAACTACAGCACTCTCTGCTATTTGTAACCGATCCTCCATTGTTCTAGTAGTATCAATTACTGACATTTCATCTATGTAAGATGCTATTTTATCCATAACTGATCCACTACCACTGAATCCTGTTACTTTAGTATCTCCTTCGTATTTTGGATTAGCGTACCCTGCTCTATTAAAGTATCCGTATTCACTAAGGTAGTCCATAACATTTCTAAAGTTCCAACTGTGTAAATCTTCCATTACTAAAGGATTGTTTATTTTTAGGAATCCCATGTAAAATTTACCACCCTCTCCACTTATGGACCCTCTAGTAAATTTACGTGTCTCTTCTACTACCTTTTTTCTTTTGTATTTTGATCTACCAAGATCCATTCCAAAAGGTTGGAATTTTGGATCATTTAATAGTATGTCTTCTGCGGCTTTTCTAGTGCCTAAATGTGGACCCAACTCAGCACTCCAATTTTCGTATCCACCTTCTATCATATCAGGATGGGTTTGTACAAAACCTGTGTTCCTATCAATAGTATATATAGTACCATGATAAACTAACTCAGGTACATCTATGTTTCCTATAATTTTATAGTTGTTGTCTGATACCTTAGAAGGACCAGCTTTTAAATTAGGATGTAGCCCATCAGGTTTATGGTTCCACCATTTCCAAAAGTTTTTATTATTAAGATGGGCTATAGCTTCTTTTGGAAACTTTACATTATTCATACGTTCCCAATTAGTGATATAGCCAGTAACTTCTGCTAACGATTGTTCTGCATGTAGACGTTCTAGTTCTTCTGTTGGTACATTACCCGTGTCTCCAAAGTAACTGCTTAAAGCGTTGACCTTAGTAAAGATGCGTGACAAAGGAACACCTTCAGGTTTGTACATGTTGTTAGCATCAAGTATCTTACGGAAATCAAGATACTCTTCACCTATTTGTAGTTCTTCTGGAGTCATGATGAAAAAAAAGGGAGAACCCTAGTTAAAGAGTCCTCCCTATGCGGAGTTACAATGTAGCTATTAGCTAAACTGAGTTAATGCTACAGCACACGCAGGTCGCAAGATGTTGTGACCCATTGCGTACTTGGACACCATCAAGGTACCCTGTCGGTTAATCTGATACTCTGATTCAACAGACATATCCATTAACTTGGCAGTAGCAACTGCGTCTTGTGTCATCACAAGAGCACGAACTTCCATTGCTACATCAGAAATGTACTGGTTGTCTCCTGAAGCAAAGTCTTCAGTACCTGCACCAGCAGGAACAGCGTAGATAGACCCACCACTATTCACATCATTTCTTCCTGAACCAACAGTATTAGCCAATGGTACAGGAGCAGTTTCAGCACCGTCCTTATGTCCACTAGGTCTTCCTGCTACCAAAGCAGCATTTGGTGCTGATTGAGTAAACAAGTTGGATACCCAAGTAGACCCAGAACTAAAGTAACCAAGGTGATTGGTCACATAGATTGGCATACCAAGGATCTGTGGTACAGTACCCTGTGCAATTGATCCACCTCCTCCAACATCTCTGTTGAAGATAGCGAAGTCAACCATGTCATCTGCACTTGAGACTTTGAACAAGTCATAGTACATGTCAACAGGCATAACAACAAAGGGATCACCTGGGACGTTGTAGTTATCAAAGATACGTCTAGCATCCATGATAGCCTGAACAATGTCTTTAGGTAGTCTTACGTCACCTGCGGCATCTCCAATGACTACGTTAGGAGTAAAGTCTTCGTCAGTGAAAGCAGAATAATCTTGGATCATTCCTGCGGTACCTGCAATTGTGGAGTTTTCGCACAAAGCGGCCTTGATTGCTAAACGAAGAATATTCTCATCAGCTACTTTTGCTAAAGAAAAGCCAGCTTCTTGAGTGTAGACGGAACGAATGTCATAGTGTGACATTGCTTCGTCAATATTTGGAATAAATTGTGCATTAATGAGCAAGTCATCAATGGTCACAATGCGTTCCCCTTGCTTTGCGGCTGAAGGAACAATTTCAGCACCCGGAGTGTGGTAGGAAGCATCTCGGTACTTTCCTGTCATCGGAAATTGTGCAGACTTTCCTTTTGAGATAGTACGCACACGATGCAAAGGCATCATAATATTCTTAGACTGAAAAGCAGTAAGCACTTCACCAGCATACAGTTTTAGATATAAATCTCTAACTGAACCAGTTGCGTTATTTTGACCAGAACGATGTATAGCACCGTCCGTGGCATAATCTGTAACTGCCATAATAATCTCCTATTTTGGCATTACTACTTAACTAATGATGCTTGAAAGTTCACCAGAGTTATCCCACGCATGGGGCAATGATTACTATTTTAGCTATTAGTTTACAGCACTGTTGAGTT